AACGTAACAAACTCAGGCATGTCATTAATACATAACACACCCATAGTTGCGCCGTTGTACTCTGATACTCTGACAAGTCTTAGTTTCATGGTAGTACAGTAGTTGCTGATAACTGATTCTCTAGCGCTGTTACTTTGGCGTTTAGCTCTTGAATAGCTTTGCAAAGTACAGCGGTTAGCTTCTCATACGCTACGGCGCTAGGTACAATCTCAGTGTCCTGCTCATTTCCAGTAAACCTGGATTTTTGAGCATAGGATACAACCTCTGGAACTACCTGCTCCACCTCATCAGCTATAAAGCCCACTTCGTTTTTCTGATCATCAGTTCTAAAATACTTGCGAGGCTTTAAAGCCAATACAGCAGCAAGCCCTAAGGGACAATTTTCGATGTTATCTTTAATTAATCGGCTTGACGTGTCCCAAGTTACGAGTCCAGTTGAAGTATGGTATTTTAAAGCGTTAGTACCCGCTCCACTTGTAATTGCACTAGCTTCGTAATAATGATAGCCGTTTTTAAAACGCTTGGCGCCTCCACTATCTATTTGCATATTTTCTGTGCTATTTGTCCCAAAAATCATAGGCCCGTTAGCACGATTATAGACGTAAGTTGTGGCTCCATCCGTAGCTTGAATTAAAACAAATTCGCTTGTAGATGCAACATTGTTTCCTCTAAGAGAAATAGCCGCCGTAGTAGAAGCAGGTGCAAGTACGGAAATATATTCAGTGGGAGTGCAGTTAATTCCCACCTTACCAGTGCTATCGACGCGCAATCTTTCGACGCCATTAGTAGCAACCGCCCATGTATCAGCAGCAGGGCCAAAAACTCCAGTGTTTGTATCGTTGTTAACGCACAATGCAGGAGCAGCGGCAGTACCAGCAGCTATGTTAGTTGGTCTAAAACCACCAAGGTTAGGATTAGCTGTAAAGGAGTTAGAACCATCCTTGTTTATGCACTGATTGATGCCAGTGGTAAAGTCATTGTCTTGCATATCGTGCCGCCCTGGCTCAATACCTATCATACCCGCAGCATCGCTAGCCCATGTAGGATTTGCTCTTGTAAATGTGCCTCCGCTCCAAGCCATAAATGCTCCTTATGCTTCTATTAGTTTTGTTACTTTTTTAACGTAATTCTGTGTTTCAATTGGCATATATTCAGCTATGTTTTCCCAAGTAATATCCTTACCTGCGGCTTTAGCTTGACTAATAGCTGCCTTTACTGTTGACGGCCTAGAGTTATATGCAGCAAACAACAACCGCTTGTCTTTATATTTGCCGTAAGCATTGTCTAGTTCAACTAATAATTTACTAGCACCCTCAATCGCTTGCTTAGGGTCAAATGGGTTTTCAACTTTCAATGCCCTTGCCGTAGCTGGCATAAGTTGCATCAATCCTTGCGCTTGACCAAATCGAGTTTTTGGTCCAACAGCTTTAGGGTTAAAACTTGATTCGACTTGGGCAATAGCTTTAACCCATCTTGGATTGATTCCATATTCGCGTGGCACCTCATCAAGCAATGCACTTACTTCTTTAGTGGGGATGCCCTTACCTTTTTCTTTGCTACGACTAACGGCTTCAGGTTGCGGAGTAGGTGCAGCAGGCTCGTAACTTTGTATTTGATTAAATAAGTCTTCAAGTTCTGGAGCGACTACAGCAGCAGCAGTACCAGCACCCGCCATGCCTAGCATTTCTTGCCGTCTTACCTTGCCCGATTCGCCGACAATATCCAAGCCAGCAGCAGCTTCACGACCAGCAGCAGCGCCACCAATACCACCAGCTTGTTCTCCGGCTACTCGTGCTGCTCGTAATGCATCGGCCAATTTACTTACGTTACCGAGCGTTTCTAGCCCTTGCTCTGGAGCACTAAACAACAACTTGGCATAGTCACGATAAAACTTTTCATCTTGTTCGCTACCCAACGCCTTAGAAAGAAACTTACCAGCAGCACCAATAGGGTCTTTTGCCGCTGATACTGCTGATTTAATTGCCCCAATGCTTTCTTTAAGTGATTCACCAGTTTGTCGTAATGGCTCTGTTGGCGATCCAGCAAAGTATTCGCGCTGGCCTTTAAGGATATTTTGCTCAATAGTAAGTGGTTCAATAATGGCATCGTATTTATCGCCTAAAGCTGCTTTTAGTTTGTCACGCAAACCAGGCGAACCAATAATCTTGTTAATAGGATTGCGGTTGTCTTGTGCTTGTTCTAGTGCGCGTTGCAAATAAGACCTGACACCAGATTCCCATTCTGCCAATTTTCCATCTTGCTTAAAGTCATCGCGTAAACTAGCAATCACATCCGCGTCTAGCGCAAATACTCTGCCAATAGTTCCAGGCTTATCTGGGCTTACATTAGCAAGAAACCCAATCTTGCTTTCCTCTTTCGCGGTAAGTCCTTTAGACATTTTAGCAAAAGTGTCTGTCGCTTTAGCATAATCAGGTGACTCTGCTTTAATTGCAGCCATTAACTCAGTGCGCGCATCTTTAATTTTGCCAGCAGTAAACTTGTTTTTAACCGCTCGTGCTTTTCCGTTAAGATATTGCTGTGCCTGATGTAGTACCTCTATGCTTGTATCTGGTTGATCTACCAACTCAGGCAATTCTTTTTTAACAGCTTTGATTGCTTGTTGAATACGCGGATTTGTTTGTACTAGTTCTACGGCATCAGCAGCCGTTAACTGTGGCGTCTTTTCAAAAGCAGCTTCGTACAGTCCTTGAGTAGCTTTTTTGCGTGCTACGCCTAATTCATCAAGTAGTGATTTTGCTCCTTCGACTAATTTGTTTGCACCTGATGTTACATTTCTATCAGGGCTAACTACATCAAGAGTTAATGCAATGCGATTAACAGCATCAGCAGCGCGTTCCTCTATTGCTGTTTTAGCTATTTCAGTTGAAGCAGGGTAGTTCGCGATTAACTTAGCTTGCTGATAAAGTGCTGGCGATTCTACAGCTTCAGGTAAGAATACTGGCTTGCCATATTGTCCAGCACGAATAAACGCTTCTTCAGCTCCACGTAAATTTTCTGGCGCTGTTTGAGATAATACTTTTGCTAGTTGCACTTCTGCTGGGGTGTACTTAGGGCCACCAAAGCTTATAGCCCCACGCTCGCTGCCAAGTGTCGTACCAGCACGACCAAGAACACCCCCCAAGGCTTCAGTGCCATATTGAACAGCTTTCCCCACCACTGGGCCAGCAACGCCACCAATACCACCGCCCATTAAACCGCCAGCTAATCGCTCTCCTGGTTCTGCAGAAGCTGCTCCGTAAATACCGCCTTGAGTCGCGCCGATAGCTGCAAGTTGCGCGACTGTAGGAGCTGCCTTGCCTGTTGCTCCTAACAATAATCGAGAACCTAATCCTGGCGCACTAATTGCAGCGGCTGGCAAAGCCCCAGCAACGCCCCCAGCTAACTCTGAAACAAGAGCAGTAGTAGGATATTCTGTCCGCATTTGCTCACGTTGAGCTTGTTGAGCTGCTAAAGACTCGGAGTAAGATGGACCGCCAAAGAGACCACTCAATCCTGCTAATGCTTCGTCTGCCAATCCAAGAGTTAATCCCTGCCCAGCAAACGATAGCCCAGTACCCAAGCGCCCATACAAATCAACGTTGCTCTGCGCTTCTTGCACTGCTTGACGAGCAGCCGCAAACTCGGCGGCCTTATCCGCTGGAATTGTCGGCGCTTCGTAGCTTTGAATCTGTGCAAATAACTCCTCTGCTGTTGCCATTATTTACCGCTATAAATAGTTGCTGCTTGTTGTTTTAGTTCTTTAATTCTAGCTGGGTCTGTCGTGCTCTTTAATTGGCTTAAGATGTTATTTAATTGAGTTTCTTTGTTTTGCACTTCAAATGCACTCCACGGCTGACTTTCGCCAAGGTAAGAAATCTCTTTAACAGGTAAATTGCGCTCTTTAGCAATGCCTTCATAAAAGTCTTTAGTGGATTTGTAACGCTCTGCTTGTGACTCATACGCACGTTGAGCAATTCGCAAAATACCAGCACGCACGTCTTCTTGTAGCCCACCTTCTCCAGTCAATGCCTTCTGCAACTGGCCTTTGAACTGATCGGGAATACTTTGACTGTTCATAATTGCAGCTTGCTCACCTTCACGTACAGCCATACCTGGCTCGATTAACTGTACTGCGCGTCTTACAAGTTCTTGCGTTGCTACAGCACTTGGATCTTTAACTGCCTTTGTAACTACTCGCGCTGCTGTATCAATTAAACTGTAATTTTTAACTTCTGGAAGTCCGCTAAATTCTTTGCGTAGTTTATCTGTTTCTTCCCTTTGTGCTACTGTTAGTTTAGCTCTAGCCGCTAACGCCTCTTTGTCTGCTTTAGTTAAAACTTGCTGCATTTCAGGACTTGTTAGCAAAGCATCTGCACTGCCAGTTTGAAATGTACTACCTGCTGTTGGCGCTTCTATAGTAGATGACTCACTCACAGGCAATCCAAATAACTGTTTGCGTCTTTCAGTTCGCAATTTATCTAAAGCTGGTAATTCAGACAAAGGAACACCTGCATCAATCGCACGCTGTTTTTCTACATCTAAATCAGCTACTCCGCGAAGTTTTGCTAAATCGGCTTTACGTGCTCTTTCCTGAGCACCTAGCGCTGTAGCAAGCGTAGATAGCCTGCTCTGATACATAGGATCTTCTACGCCAGTGATAAAATCAGTCCTGGCTTGAGCGTCGCTAAGCTCCTGCATTTGGTTAGCTAGAGTGTTAAGCTGTAGCGTTTCTTGTGCGGCCTGAGAACGCGCCTGATAACCTAGCAACGATTGAAGAAGAATCGTACCTAAACCTATCCCGACCGCCTGGCCTGTAGAGCCGTAAGGATTGATTAGCTTTGGTCCTAGCTGACCTACTTGCGTAGCAGCAATACCGTACGGATTCTCTGCCGGTGTAAAGTTGAGGCCGTATAACGCTTCTTCTAATGTTGCCATTTCTTACCTTCTTAGGTTAGAGGTTATAGCTTGTCCAGCTCCGCCAGCAAAACCTTGTACGCCCTGCGCTACGGGATTAGGCTGCGCCCCTGGATAACCTGTAGATAACGACTCTATCTCCATGCGCTCATACGGAGTTAGCTGAGGAGCGCCGCCGCCGCCTCCTCTGTTCATTCCTGCAATACGCATCTGTGCTCTACGAGTTAATTCGTTTTGCTGTGCCTCAAACTGCTGCTGTTGCGATAGCTGTTGCCCCTGGTACTGTGCCTGTATTCCTGCCATATAAGGCTGTTGCAAAATACCCCACTGCTCGTAAGGTGACATGGCAGTCTTATACGCCTGTCCAAAAGCCTGTTCCTGTACGCCATAAGCACCCTGCTCTGCTGCGCTCATCGCCTCCTGCCTAGCTAAATCCTGGCGCTGCGTATTAGCTTTCATCAATGCCTGTGCTGCTGGGCTGCTAGGGTCTAGTCCTCGCTCTGCAATCTGCTGTTGTGTAGCTACATCCTGGCGCTGAAACTCCTCTTGGTTTTGACGGTTAAACTGATCCATCATGTTTTGACGGTATCTGTCCATCTCCTGCCCAAATGCACCCTGATACATCTGCCCCATTTGATATGGGTCTGCCCCCAGGAATCTGCCCAACATATTTTCGTATGCCTGGCCTGCGCCCCTAAATCCGCCTTCTGTTATTTCTTGTGGCGTTGCAGGTATAGAACCTGCGGGAGCGTTCTTTTTAATCTTAGTTTGCAACCGCTTTATCTCAGGGTCGTTAGGTCGATTTTTTGTAAGGAAATCAACACGACGCTGCGCCCTAACAGGGTCAAATGAAGTTTGGGTCTTTTTGCCTGGGTCTTTAGCTAATGCGCCTTTCTTATCTTTTGCCATAATTATACTTGTCCACCCATATCATATCGTATCTCAAATCCTAGTATTTGCATGGTTGCGTTTTTTAGGGAACCACCAAAACGCACCGCCGCACAATGACCTTGCCCCTGTGCAGCATACCTATCAAACACGTATTCAATATCAGATGACCACGGGCTACCCCACGGGCTGCCCCAAGGGGTAAATGTTCCTGCCGGTGTAGTAATTGTAGCGACTGTTGGCAATCGCTTAAAGTCTATATCTAATCCAAGACTTAATGTTATGCCCCTCTTGGTTTTCATTATTGGGCGTATGTCTTTAAACGCTTTGTAATTGCCACGACTACCATAAAAACTAAAAGCAGTTCTGCCGCTAAATTGAATAGGCTGGCTAGTTGTAGAAGTAACGGCATCGGCTTGTCCGTATTCGCCCTGCCAAATTATGCCAGTAGCAGAACCATAAAAAGGATATTTGTTGAATATGTTTATTGATAAGCCATGCTCGTCATTAAATAGCTTAAACTCTGTCCAACCTTTAGTATCGATAGAATAAACTAAAAACTTGCACCCTGTGCCACTTGTAGGAACGGTTATATATACCCTTCTACCCTGCGGCCAAAACACGCCAGTCCATTGATGGTCAAAAGGTGTCTGGCTAGCGTATTCAGAAATTAGTGGGTTAATTTTTTGGCTAACTACGTTTAGCGCTGCTTCTGGGTCTGATTGAAACAAACCTGAAATTGGAATAATTCCTTGCTCGGTTAGAATCCAAACGTCATTGTTTACTCTTACAAACGCCCTGTACCCTAGCGGCTTACCAATGTAATATTTAGCGACTAATCCCCAACTTGTCGGGTCGCCCGCATAGCTACCGCTGTAAAACACGATCTCACCTTCTGAGCTACAAGCCCAAAAGTAATCCTGTACAGCTACGTTAGCGCTGTTGCTATAACTGCCGATGCCAACAAGATAACCCCCCCTAGTAAAAACGTACTGAAAATCGAAAGAAGTAAGAGCAGGAGTACCGCCTGTACCAGTAACTTGCAAACCTCCGTACCATACTTTTGCGGTATTTTTCTCAACAAAGTAAAGCCTCTCCTTATGCGCTGCTACGTTAATAAGTAGGTTTTTACTAACTCCGGTGAAGGTTATGTCACTTGTAGAAGTGCCATTATACACTTGTGCATTATCTGCACCGTTACACAAATACAGGTTATTTGCGTAAGTAGTATGCTGCCATTCTCCGCTAGTTGGCGTTGTTGCACCTGTAACATTTGTAACAACTCCCGCTGTAGTAATTTTGTATATTTTATTAACAGTACAACTTATTAGTTGAGTAGAGCCGTCTTTTAGGTTCAATGGCACAATAGTACGAACAGGCGTTGACACACCTACATTAGCAAACTGACTATACCCTAACCTAACTGTTGGCGCTCCGGCTCCAGGAAACACGTTTACCAGCTCCAACGCAAAAGCTGGATCCATGTTGTCTATTGGACTTACTAAATCCAACCCGCCATAGGGCGGTGACATTGTGAAGCCTTGAAACGCCATTCATTATCCCCTACGCAAATAAGGTATAATTTGTTCTGGCTTTACAAAGTCAAATGTTTGTCCTTGTGGTACCTGATAAATTGGTCTGGACATGCCCATATCCTGCATCTGTTGATTGTACTGCTGCATAGCTTGGTCACGAGTGCCATATACACCAGGGCTTAACCGATACTGCCCGCCGTTGTTAGCCGATGGCTGTGGCATCTGCGGAAAGTTAAACATCTGATTTTGCATAGGGCCTTGCGGTAGTACCTGGCTAAATCTCATTGGCTCTGGCGCTGCGTTAATAGCTTCCTGACGGTTAGCGGCCTGTTGAGCATAATACATCGCCATGTCCTCTGGTGACATTCCTTGAAGGTTCTCATTTGTTGCCCCTGGCCGTGGAGTAGCCGACCCAATTATAGAGCCTATACTTCCCTGTTGTGGCGGGCGCTGAGGCTGCTGCGGCTGCTGTTGCGGTCTCTGTATAGCTCTTCCTCCAGCAGTAACAAGCCCACCTTTTTCGCCTCGATATACGCCAGGCGATAGCCTTTGCATAGCCTTTTCTCTTGGTGCCTTTGTTAGTGCCCCTTTAAGTTTATTTCCTTGTTCCATTTTCCTTTTCCTTTTGTTTTTGATAAGCATTTGATAGCGCTATTTTCATGCTGTTACCAGCAACTAACCTGCCTTTATCATCACGATACAAGCCAGGGCTTTGACGTACTACTTTGCCTTTTTCTGCCCTTTGTACTACTGCTGGACTAGCAGAACTGCCACCAACTAACTGCTGCGCCCCGCTTACATAATAGTTATATTTGTCCTGCGTTATACGCTTATCGTTTAATGCTTGGTCTAGCTTGCCTTTAACTAAATCAAATGTAATGCCCTGTTGTTTTGCAAAATGCTGCATGTTTTTTAATGCTATATTTGCATCATCTCCGCTGTTACTTACCGCACCCTTAGCGTACCAAGCAGCTAAATCAGAAGCTTTCTGTCCAACAAAACCATACGATGCAGCAAGAGCATCAGCGGCAGGAACCGCAGCTCCCCATGCCGTAGGTTGTGCTTTGGCAATTTTATCAATGTTTGACCATTTAAGAGTCGAACCATCCTTACCAAAATCGTATTTGCTACCGTCTGCTAAAGTGCCTTGAAAGTTCTCATCTAATATATTGTTCTGCTGTAATACCTGTCTGATATTATCTCGCATTACTTGTGGTTTGCGTTTAGAGCTTCCAGCAAATTTACTTCCAGCATAACCTGCTAAAGCACCTACTGCCGCACCTACCGCTGTTCCTAGTATTGGAACAACTGATCCAATCGCAGCTCCGGCCATAGCTCCACTTGCCGCAGCTCCTACGTCTCTTTGTTTGCCCGCTGCCATTTCGCCAGTCATTTCGGCAGTTTTATAAGCACCGTAAGCACCCATAGCTAAATTTAATCCAGGGATAAGGTAGCCACCGCCTAATTCACCTGCGGCAGTTTGCGCCCCTGCGCCTAATGCTCCTGAAGCAGCAAGATTCCCTGCCCCCGCAGCCATGCCTAAACCACCACCGAACTTATCTCCTTTTTGAAAATTTTTATAAGCACCGTACATTTGCGCTAGTGCAAGACCGCCTTGCGCTACCTGACCCCAGTTTACGTTAGACCAAAATCCAGGGTCGTTTAGTGCTTCAGTAGGGACTGTTTGTGTTCCCCCAGTAGGCAATTCTACTGTGGAAGTAGTCCCTTGCGATGCAATAACTTTAGGAGCCGTAGCATCAATGTTAAGTGTTGCGCCTGAGCCATCTACGCTCATTGACGGTGGAGCAGCCCTAGTTAAACCTATTGTGCCACTTGGTGCCATATTAGGAGCTTCGGCAGGAGTAAATGCACCTTTTATATTTGGAAAGCCTCTTAATGCTTCATTAGCAGCAACAGCGCCTAATACAGCACCGCCTACCTGTACCAACCCGCCTGTTTGAGCGGCATCGGCTTTTTCTTTTTCTATTTGGCCTGGGGATTTAGGAGAGCCGAAAATAGATGTAGTTTGCTGATACGCCGCAGCATGTGGCAACCCCTGGCTAGTCAACCAAGCATAATAAGCTTTGGGAGAGCTTCTAGCAAAAGCAGGAGCGTTAGGATTAAAGTTCTGTTCTGCCATTATATCCAAGTCCCAAATGTAACTACGTTGTTCCTACCAAACTGTGACGGCCTATTTAACGCCCCTGCGTAAATAACCTTGCCACCTTTAGTTCTACCAAACTCCTCTACTAATTGTGTGTCAAATGCAGGTTTAACGCCTTCTAGCCCGTGTATCTGTGCAAACCTTTCTAAAATACCCTGCTCAAGTAACTTCTCTTGAAAGATGCTAGTGTCTGTATCAGCTAAAAACTCGCTGTAAGGACCGTTGTAATAATTCCAAGTTACGCTGCCATCAGTAGCGCTACCCGTTGTATGAGTCGGCGCAGTCGCTCCAGTAGTGCCACCAGCCGTTGTTTGATAGTAATTACCGTTGTAAAAACAGTAGGCATTAGGCGCAAAGTAAGTGCTAGTAGTCCAAGTTTTAGGCACTACACTTCTATCAGCAATATATTCAAATATAAGGATTTGTCCGCTTGAGCCAGGAGTAGGGCTAATTAGTATCTCGTTGTTGCTCATGCCTCTGATTTGAAACCGTTGATAAACGGTAGGCAAAACTCCATATCCTTGAATCTGTGCAAAGTCTTGTTCTGAAATTGGCCCTAATACTCGCCACCTTGTTGATTGATTCCAAAAGGTTTCGTATTGATACATGGAAAAGGCGGCTGGCAAAGCATACGTCGCTTGACCAGCCACCGTGGTGATACTCCCTGACGCAAAACATTTCGGCCAGGGAAACGCCTCGAATATGTCACGGTTAATACGATTAGCAATAGCGACTAGCTGCTTGGTAGTGGTCTCGGTCGATGTAAGGATATTCGACTCTACCGTGTAACCAGCCTCATTTGCTACGTTTCGTATTACCGTGGCTATACTCATACTTTTCTAGGTCGCCCCCTTAATCTAGGTTTCTCCTCAACAGGCTCGTCAAAATCGTCCTCAGCCTCGGTTAATGGGATCACCTCCTTTCGATGCGACCTTAAGTCTGTGCCTTCATTAGCTTCAACTCGCTGAAACATTAGCTCTAGCTTTTCTTCTAGTGCGATGCGTTTCGCTTGTTCTTGCTCTAACATAAGACGCAATTTTGCCACATCGTTCTGGCTTGAATGAGCAGCGGACAACCACTCCTGTGCCATTTTAGCAAATTTGGATAGTGGTCCTAACTTGCGTTTTGCTTCCTCTGTAGCGTTAGCTACCTGCTCAACAGTCTTAAATCCAAGGTATTGCAACTCTCGCATAGCAGAACCGTTCATCATCGGCCATTCTGCTAGCGGTGTTCCTTCTGTTACAGGCTCAGAACCAGCCTTAAAACGAGCATAAAGTTCTGAATACTCTGCCATGTCCTGTGGCTCAATACGCCTTACGGTCTCATCCTGACCAGGCCATTGAATACTGATGGAAGGAATCTCATCAAATATCGGGCGACCCTCCTTTTGTGATTTCTCCTCGTTCTCGCTGTAAGCATAAAAAAACTTTACATTAGCGCCAGCGTATCGCTTTTTGTTCGATGGTTGACCTGAAATAATACTATTCCAATCAATTTGTGCCATAATCCTCCTATAGGTTAAGCGTTATATTGTTTATATAACACTGAACCTATTTATTTAGTACCCTCTATTCTGGCGGTACAGGTATCGGTTCAGGATGCTGTACCGGAGCGGGTAATACTGGCGTTATGCTTATACTTATTCCCATATAGTTCCTAATACAAAGCTACAATGTTAGTGGCACTGGTTCCCGTTGCCATAATTCGCTTAGCAAACACGGGAAGCATTGTTCCCGAAGGAACAGTAAAAGTTACAGCAGCCGAATCATCTACTGCCATAATTGCTATGTCTCCCGCACCGCCTACCCATACGGCTCTTACGCCAGTTAGAATAGTAGAATTGCTCGGCGTAACTGCGGTTAGTCTTGAAGCTGGAAATAATGCGCCTGGGTTGGTTGGGGTAAAATCTGGCATAAATCACCTAAAAAGTAGGGGGGATTGCTCCCCCCGATAAGCTATAACGCTTTTGTAAACTTGAGGTAAAAGAACGATGTTCCGTTAGACACAACCACAAAGCAGTTAGTATCGGCATCATTATCTTTTACAACACCTACAAAACCACTGCCTACCGTAGCTGGAGCGCCGAACGAAGTCGTTAGCTCTGCCAATGTTGGAGTAGTATCGTTTACGTTATTGATAGCTTGCTTGGTACGAACCCCAGCAGCAGTAGCATTTACAACGGCAGGTTGAACCCCGTCGCAAATCTGAACCGCATGCTCTGGAGGCATACCTAATCCAATTAAATTACTTACCTGTGGCATAAATCCTCTCAAGTAAGGGGGGTATTACTACCCCCCTATTAGGTTAGTTTACCTTCAGATGTCCAACAGAGAACAACTCAACTGCTGCTGCTCCCGTGTTAGTTGTAAGTCCTACAACATAAGAAATCTTAGTTGTAGAAGCATCATCAGCCACGCCAGCAGTTGCAGTGGTAAACAGGTTAGCCTTAGCAACGTATGAAGCTGCTAGCTTGCCCTTAATACCCTTGCCAGCTCCACCGCCGTTTAGACCGCCAACCCATACCCAAAGGTACTCGTTATCAGCAGCAGCTACCTGAGCTACGCCAACAAGAAGTCCCTGTGAGCCTGCGTTTGTAGTTGTTAGCTGTGCAGCCTGACCATCAGCTTCGATTTTAACGAAACCGTACTGGTCAATAGCTCCATCAGCCTGAACAAATACAAACTCACCTTCTGGTAGCGAACCAACAGTCATCAGAGGTGCCGGTAACGGCAAATCTGTTCCTGTGAAGGTTATCTTGTAATTAACTCCGAATGATCCTACCTGTGACATATTCCATCCCTCCTATTAAGCGTAAATTACACCCTGGAGAGCCGGAGCAGAGCAGCATAGGTTTCCTTCAACGATAATAACCGTGAAGAAAGCATCCTGATCAACCGGACGATCCATTGTTGGTGTTAGCGGCTTAAAGTCAGCGCCACGAACCATGTCAAATGTCCAATACTCAGTATTGAGTAATCGGCATGAATTGGTTTCGAGAACCGCAGACTCAAATCCACCGTCAAACACGAAATCAACACCGTCATAGCTAAGAACACGGAAACCAGCGACAGCCTTCTTGGTAGGTAGCTGAATACGCTGAATTGCGGTTAGTGAGCTATGGAGGTGCTTCCATGCGGTACGATCCATAAGACCAAGGTCAGGTGCCTCGTTGCCACGGGTTAGGCGGCTAACTACATCTGTAATGGTCTCTTGTACGTTTGCAGCAGTAAGCGTTACTTGCGTAGCGTAGTTACGAGCAAACGAGTTAGAAGCACGATCTATCTTGCCGTATGTACCAGATGACGGAGAAGTCGAAACTGCCTTCTTAATACCGTCAAACTCTAGTCCATTGTTTCCAGTACCATCGCCACGAAGTGAGGTTGATACGGTGTTCTTTAGACGCTTGATTGCGGCTTCCATCTTCTGCTCTGCTAGGTCAAGTAGCTGAGCCTCGCCTGTGTTAGCACGATACTCACGTCCGTTCATCGCTACAGGCTCATAAGCCTGTTTAACGCCAAACTGAAACGCTGTTAGGTCATCAATCGAGCTAAGGTCGAAAGACTGATAGCCCTGATAGAAACCACCTACGGCAGCATCGTTATACATTACAGGTTTGCGGAGTTCGTAGCCTCCACTAAACTTACGAATCTTACCCTTGGAATCAAGCGTAGATGTTAGCGGGTTGTGATGTAACACAACATCCGCAATATCATCTGACTGATCCCAGAGGGTAGCAACTATTGCCTCTTGTAAATTAGCCATTTAAGTTATCCTTTGTTTTTGGGATAACCTTGTGGCTTTACAGGCTATTCGCCGCTAAAGCGTCTCCGCAGGTTATCCCGTAAGTTATTAGATGTTACCCTGGGAGTGCCGCTTCCTGCGGAGCCAGATATTGATTTGGCAGCTTTCTTGGCCTTTTCTACGACCTGTTGTTGCTGCTCTATTACCGGCTTTGCGGTCATTTTTTGAACGAGACCGGAAAAAGTCGGATTGCCGTTTACTACGTAATTGTAAGCAGTTTCAAGCACTTGTTCAGGGGAGGAATACCGCCCTGTAGCATTTAGCGCTTGCACCACCGGAGCCATCTCAGCCTCTAACTGCGAGGCTGTTTCAGGATCACGAAATAACGGCTTGCTATTCATAAACGAGTTTACAACCTGCTGGTTGTAGTAATCAATAGCCTTTTTTTGCTGCTCGTTTTGTATAGCCTGAAATCGCTCTTCTGCGATGCGCTCAGCATCTTCTTTAGTTAGGTAATTAGGCTGTGCTTGTGGCTGTTGATAAGCGTTATTGGCTAGGTCATTAATAGTTAGGCCGTAAGACTCTAGCCATTCCATAGCTGTTGATACTGGATCAGCTTGCATAGCCTTATCCCAGGCTACAGCTCTTTTAGTTATGTCAGCGATTGATATTCCGCTCTTGGCATAATCGTTTTCGTATTGTTTAATGGTGTCGTACAGTCCAGCGGTTTGCTGTCTAAGCTGCTCCACCTCTTTCATTTTACGACTATAGTCAGAACGTGTTTCATACGCTCTGCGATTTAAGTAGGATTGTAAAATATGGGCATTGGCAGAAGTAGGATTAAGAAAAGCCTCTTTTTCAGCGGCGTTCATGTCCGCAGGGGGAGCGTAAGCCTGTTGAGCTGGCTGGGCAGTTGGCTCTTGAGAAACTGCTACTTCGTCGCTTTGTTCGCTACTATCCTTAGCGGGTGTTTGAGTTTCTACACTATCATTGTTTTCGCTCATCTGATTCTTGAGCGTCTCACGAATTGATAAAGTAGCTGGTGCTCGCTCTACTGTTACCTCAGTGTCTTCGATATTATTATCTTGCATGTCTATACCTATCAATCATACGTTGTTTTATTTTGTTGATTGCTTGACGTTCGGATGCGCCCGACTCACGGTCGGGGATGTACCCTTTATCGTAAGCATCACCAACCTCAACAGCACCAACAGCTTTGTACGCTGCTCGGAGCTTTGATTTACTGGTATATACTTGATTTGGATTTAGCGGATTTCGTGTCGGCTCCATCTCGTCTTGAATAAACAAGTCACGAGCATTTGACTGTACTCTTTTTTGTACTTGCTCAATAGGAACCACTTTTTCTTGAATAGGACACCACTGAAACAATTTATATTTGCTCATATCAGTCATCAAGCGTACTAGCTAAAAACAACAAGGTTTGTATTTTTTTATTGTTGTTTTGTTTTATTTTAAACTGTGTAACTGCGTTTTGTATATCTTGCACTTGTTCTTGTGATAATTCAACTGTAGCAGGTTTTTCTATTTCAGGGGTAGCTAAAACTACTTCTTCCTGCTTAGTCTTTATTTTTATTTCAAAAGCCTTTTTAGGCTCTTCGGCTTTTTGTTGTTTACCTTGTCGAGATTTAAGGATTTGAGCCGCTATATTTTCTTCTTCTAACTGCTGTTGTAACTTGCGGCGTTTACGCTTATCGCTAACCTTTGTAAGAATATCGGATGTGTCCGTAGGAGCGGTAGAACCACCTGTTAAGGTAGGCAAGTAAATAATGCTAGTATTGTTTAGCCTATCAGCAACAATCGTATCGACTAGCTGCGTTACAGTAGGCAGGTAAATAGTAGCGGTATTGGTAAGTAAGTTAGCCGATATATTTACAGCGCCAGCGGTAATTACTGCGTTGTAAATTGTACTGTTATTTGTGTATAGGTCTGCAACGATAGTGTCGCCAATGGACACAACAGCATTGTAGAATGTATTAGCGTTGCTGAGCAGGTCAGCCGATATGGTAACAGCGCCAGCAGTAACAGTAGCATTATAGAATGTGCTGGTGTTAGTTAGTAAATTAGCATCTATATTAGCAGTGCCAGAGCTAATTGTTGCATCGTAGAACGTGCTAGTATTTGTAAGCAGATTGGCCGATATATTAACGGCACCGGCTGTAACTGTAGCGTTATAAAACGTGTTAGTATTAGTAAACAGGTTAGCATTGATTGTTTGCCCGCCACCACCTGCTGCAACAAATCCTAACCGTCTTGGTTTAGGTTTAAATAAATTGCCAGGGCCTAACAAATACAGATTGCGAATTTCTGCATCGCTAAGACTTCTATTCCAGATTAAACCTTCGGCAACTTGACCGTTAAAAAAGTGGGTTGCAAATTGAGAACCTACTCTTATACCAGTTCCGTTAGCTAATTGCGTAACACTAGTCGTACCTGTATGGTCTAAAACTCCATTAACATACAGCTTTCTACTTGTAGCCGACTCAAATACTCCGACTAGGTGATACCAAGTATTCAGAGAGCGATTTACAGTCGAGTTACTTTGAGTAAATGTAGTATTACGACCTACAATGCTAGCTCTTAAACTGCCGCTGATATTAACAAAACCAACAGCAAAATAGTTACTAGAGCCTGTACCAACTGCTAAACTTTGATGATAAACAGAGGCTGGCAGCGCTCTGTTTGAAGCCCAAGACGATAAAGTAAAAGGATAAGTCGTAAGTGATTGTGTAGCAGTAGCGGTAACTGTGTCGTTAGTACCGTCGAAATCAAGAACAGTACCAGATAGTCCGTTAACAGTAGCAGCCGTCCAGTCTGTGCCTGGATCCATGCCTGACAACGTGGCATGATTTCTAGCGTTCGACCTATCTATAAGTCGCCCGCCGGAAGCCCCCAGCCAAGGAACATACGCCCTAACTAATCCGTCCTTCAGTGCCATTTACTGCACCTGTGGATATACGCCCTGTATTCTTAACTCGTGATTTCCTGCGGTGGCGTTAAGAGAAACTGCGGTGTTGTGTACTACAAACAGCACACACTGAGATGGTAAAGCGCCACCAAATACCTGTTTTAAGCTAACGCCAGTAAAAGGATAAGTTTGATTAGAAGTAGCGTTAGTTGGCAAAATTGCAACAGGTTTACAGATTGAAGTTTTAATTTCAGCGCTTGTTATAGTTGCAGAAGATGAAGTTCCGTCAAATACATCAGGCCAAGCGTTACCGTCCCAGGCGACCGCCCATACTTCTATTTGTCTGCCTGTTGTTGGCGTAGTGCCCGTAGTAATTTTACCGCTTACAAGGTAATCATCGTATCCGTTTGTTCTGTTATCGATAACACTTGATTCAATACCAGCAAGCAAACTTGTGTCAGATAATAGTGAAGCTACTGCCGCTGTTAGCGTAGTAGAGGTAGCGTATTTAGTTAAAATATCATTCGCCATGGCTTATATTGCCCTCCTTGCGTTGATAACAAAACCTAATCCAATCTCCTTGCCAAGCCCTACACTCTCACACCAACTAATTGTCGTGTTTGGCAGTGCTTGTAACTCTGTAAGAGTTTCCATTGGAATAAACTGTTCATTGTATAATTCTATCATTATGTTTTGAACAGATGGCTCATCTAGGTTAATTAGCTCTAGTGGCATACGAGTATCGTTTAGCCAGCTAACCACTTCCAATGCTAGTTTGCGACGCTCGCCTGTTTCTGCAGAATCAGCAGCCGCTAACTGAAGGTCTCCCCAAAAGCCCTGTTCAATACAGCGCTGTTTAAGTAACGCAGCAGATACAGGCCGCCTAACTACAACAGTTTTAGCATTGACCATATCAACACACTCAGCATCAGTTTTATCTTGATACTCAGGTTTTTTTAGTTCTTCAATTAACGGCGTTAAGTCCATTTTTGCATCCTACAACGCAAAGATTCCAGAAGCGTTCCAAGTAATAGTAATGTTACCGCCGTTTGGCGTAACAGGTAATCCGCTTGCCACAACATCAATATACGCAATTAACGGCGATGTAGCGGCGGAGCCTGTATCCTTGTAGATAATTAAAGCCTCTACACTGTTACCAGTAACAGAAGTGTAAGTTACATCAGCAGCATCAAACACGTTATCTGTTAGCGTTTTAGATGCGAGCGTTGCCGCAGTGCCCACTAATGCCGACGAGGCGGATGACCAATACTCATGTGTTTGCGAAAAGGTGTAAGCACCTGTATCGATAAGAGCCACCTTGATAGTATCATCAAGCATATCGATACTATCGCCCTGTGAGCTTCCTAGAGTACCAGGAGCCATCCACTTATACTTTGCCTTGTTGTATATTGCATTTGCCATACTATTCCATCTCCATACCTAAAACATTTCCTTGTTCGTCCGTTATAAGTTTTCCAACTCGCTTATCCGGCTCCTCAGTTACTTCTATTCCTACTGGGTTACCTTGCTCATCAGAAATAATAGTGCTTATCTTTTTACGGCGTTTCTTTTCTGGTTGTACTGTTTGAGTTTCAACTTGCGCTGGCTTAGTGGCTAACTGATCCATGCTGATACGGATACGCTCAAGCTGCTGTTCGCTAGCCAGTCTGCGCTCTTCCATAAGTTTTTCTGATTCAGATAGTCGAATACGCATCTGCTCCAGTTCCAACTTTTGAATTTCAAGGATGTGCTGCATCTGCGAGCTTTCTTGCTTAATAAGAGCTTTATCTGCTTCGGACTGTGCGGAAGATTGCACTTTAAGCATATCAACTTGAACAGCTTGCGCCTTAACCTGCACTTCCTGTTGAGCGATAGCCAGCTTTTGCTGCTCCATATACTCTTTAAACTGCTGGTCTTGTACTTCTAATTGAGCATCAAGCTGGTCACGCTGCATCTTTAACTGCTGATTTTGAATCTCGATTTGATTCTTAACAGCACGGTCTTGAGCTTCCATTTGAGCTTGCTGAAGCCTTGTCTGAGACTCGATTTGTGCAATCTGCATTCTGGCTTGCATCTCTTGCATGACTGGATCCGGCGGCGGAGGTTGCTTAGCTGCTTCTTCCTTCGCTTTAGCAATTTCCTCAATCTGCTTAAAAGCCTTAGTAAATATGCCATCGAGTTCCTTGCCTCCCTTAAAACGTTTAATCATGTTTTGAAACAGGGCTAGGCTAAACTGCGCTAGGGGTGGGTATTGCTCTACTAATCCACGCATTTGGTCAAAAAACGCACCTGCTGTTTGCATCAGCATTGTACCTTCTTGCTGCTGCTGTTGCTGGTCGATAGCAACCATGGAATCAGAAGCAATTTGTATCCTGTAATTGCGCCTTTTGTTGTCACGCAAAATACTAATAATCTCTGCTTTTTGCTCCTCTATTAGCGCTATCGGGTCTGGCTGCGGCGGCATCATCGGCGGCGGAGCCATCTCAGGTGGCATACCTTCTGGCGCTGGTGGAGGTGGCGGCGGCTGCGGAATAAAGATAGTAGGCTCAATAAGAGCATCAGCATCCGCAATTTCTAGTATGCGCTGCTCGTCAAACTGTTCCGCAATAATTGCGCCAAGGTGTGATATGGCATCTGAAATAAACTTACAGAACATGTTTTGACGAACAATCAGGCCAAGGGATGACCATTGATTTTCTAATCTGTTAGCCGTCGCTGACTTGTATTGTTCAGATGTACCACGCAGTAAGTCGGATACTTTTAGCGTTTCATATAGCTGTTGCAGTGCGTTTTGGCGATTACCTTGTAACTCTTTTAGTACGTTAACAAAGTTATCAACAGGCAAAAACTCTAGCGAGCCAGCAAGTCCACCTCTATTGCGTTGTGATTGCCAGTTAGTTACGCCAATACCTTTTAGGTCGTCTTGAAACAACTGCTCTACGGTATCGCCGACTGAAGCATCGTAAATAAAGTTAGGTCTGATAGCCTGAGTTAGCGCATGGATACGAGTAGTTAGGCGCTCAATTTCAAGGATTTGGTCTCTAACGTGTGTGTAATCAGATACAGGAATAATGCTGTTAGGGTCTTGGGTTTGTCTAATTACAGTACAAGGATAAAACTTCTCAAACTTAATTGAGGGTTCTTGCTCGTCAATAATAGGATTATCGTTATCAGTTTGTAGCCAGTAAACTCGGTTGGTCTTTTCGCACCAGATTTCCCAAATTTCTGCCTTGCCTTCTAGCTTAGTGCTTTCACGGTCTCGACTGTATTCTTTCTTTAATGTTTCAGGAACACTGTTATAGTTTAGTGTGTTTGCCTTTTCTTCACCAAATAAAGCCTCTGCTTCTGACCTGTCCAGGTAGGCACGTTTTGCCTGCCATTCGATTTCTGATTCGTTTCTAGCGTCTGAGCATCTGTAGTCTGAGTATTGTACGACATCGAGAATAGCTCGTTCATTAACTTTTTGCTCAACTTCAACAGACGCAATAAGTATGCCAGGACTTGATTCTTTAAGGTCTTCAACATCTCCGTCATAAGGTTTCCCGTCTCCTGTAAACAATGCGCCACTAGGATCACGAATAACTGCAATTTCTTGATATACTTTTTCAAACTTAGGCTCATACCTAGCCCATAGTACGGCTTGGCCTGCTAGCAAAAACTGTAATGCTGCATTGTATCCAACTTTGTCAAAATCAAAGTTACAGTCCATTGAATACTGTGTATTGCGCTCAAGCACTACACTGCCTAACTCGTAAGAAGTACCGCCGGAACGCTTTCTTAAATCTACCTCTGCTTTTGGTGTAGAGCTATAATAAGCAGGTAACAGGGTATTAGTGCAGTACCACCACACGTTTAGACGGCGTGGAGCGTCTTTAAGGGTCTCAATCTCTTTTTGGCCGTTAAATACCTTAATTGATTCGTCAGCAGCTCTGATAAACTTTTCAAACCGTTTATCTGACTCAATAATCTGTTTTTTCCACCAATCAGGCGAATACTTTTTAACGAGTGGCCTGGGTGTTTTAACTTTCATATTTGCGGCCTTTTGTTTTTAGCTCTCATCTTAGAAATATAGCTCTGTAGTTTTATCATGCCTTTTTGCACTGTTTGTTCTGGCTCATCCCACTTAGAGTCTATAAGTCTAGCTTTACACAAATATCGTAAGGCATCGGCACCGTGATCGTTACCTGTGGTGTCCATGTCCTCTGGTTTTCGTTTGTCTATAGTCATCGATGGTAAGGTTTCTAGCAAATATGGGCAAGTAGCAAATATGTATAGCAAAGGTGGACTAGCAATTAGTCGTTGCCTGATTTGCGACCAGCCCGAAACTCGCTCGTTATCAGCCTCTCTAAAGTAGGGGTGTTTATACTTATCAAATACTCGGTGTAATTGGTCAGCTATGGTAGGCCCGCCTTGGTTTTTAAATATGGATGGGTCAGCGGCGCAGATTGGATTTTCGCCTATTGATAGTGCTGCGATTCGTTCAGCTTGATTGACGTTATCCACTCCTTTGCCCCAGATTTCTCTATAGATGATAATTGAGCCTTTAGGATACGGTACTTCAGCACCTCCGTCAGTACGTCCACTACTAACGGCACCCCAGACAGCAGCAAAAGGACTGTGATACCCCCAATCATACCCCATATATTTAGGCCAGTGTTTGGGAATGTTGAAAGGGCTAATAATATGTTTAGAGCTAAACTCAGGAAAGTAACTGCCTTCATGGATTTCAAAATCTCCTTCTAGCCATGCCCGCACCAGCTCAGGACTACCAACCATGTGCAGGCGATTTATATAATCAGGGTCTTTAGCTAACAGTATTTGATTGTCATGCACTCGGCTAGGAATGTAAATGTAATCAAAGCTTGCCCCGTTAGGTAGCTCTTTTTTAAGCACCTGCATACCTTTAGGAGCGGGCTTAATAAACAGTTCTTTTAACCAACTATGCCCTACACCACCAGGGTTAAAAGTTAAAATGATTTGACCGCCTCCCTTGCCTCGTAGCGCTCCAAATAGCTTCCAGATAGGGGATGGGTCGGCATAGTTACCTGCCTCTTCTATAGCGCAATCTGATAGGTTTTGGCCTTGGTACTTTTCAGCATCGGTATCGTTGCCTAAAGGTCTAAAACGTAGGCGACCACCCGATGGGAAGGTAAACTGTTTTTTCTGGTCTTGCCAATGCGCTTTAAGGGGGATGTATATTTGTTTGGCACGTTCAATAAGGTCATCAGCTTGAGGCAGCTCTTTACGGAAAAAGATAGCGTTAAAGTCAGCGCCCATTTGCTCTTGTTTAATAGCAAACTTGCCCAATACACCATCCGTCTTACCTCCGCCACGAGCGCCGCCATACCCTATTAGCGTTATAGGACACTCAACAAAAGCCTCCTGCGGCCCAGCTTGGGGTGCCCATACAACATTCTCATCAATATTTGTACTATCGCTTAACACTTGTTCTTGTCTAACATTAGTACGCAGTTATCCCCGTAAATACGGTCAACATTACAAGTCGGGTTAGCACAAACAAAATACTCACCACTTAGCCCTGCATATATCCCATAACAGGTATCTTCACTACCACCTTTTTGCATACTTAAATGCTCACAAACCGGACAACGAAACACTAACCTCTCCTCTTCCTTGTACCCGTGCTCAATCCCCATACACCCTCATATACCCGTTTACTCACCTTGCAATACTCAATACTCAACTTGCGCCGACAATGCCGATTTCCACACTCAAACCATGTTTGGTCACCTATGACAGAAATATAACAGCATTTACTACATTGATAATATTGAACTTTTTTTTTCATGCAAAAAAAGGGTCTTGACAAGGTAAAAAATCTGCCCCCTAATACCCCTAGGAACTCACCTCTTAACCCCATGAATGTTGCGTTAAGCAAAGCTCTATTATCATTCAGCTCCCTGAGCATCCCCTACCTCCACCCCCTCTTTCCCCCCAGGGGGAGGGTAAAATTATTCCTCATCCTTTGCTAGATACTTCTGTATAAATTCCTCCTTAGATAATGGCTTATTAGAAACTACTGCTCGCACCTCGCCTATGTGCTCGATCACCTGCTGCTCACTCCAACCTAACCTAGTCTTTAACAAATGCAACAATATCGGCGTATTCCCATTCATAGCCTCAGACACAGCCACAGACGCTAAACCCCGCTGCATCCCACTCACACCCTGCATGTAATCCTCTAAATAATACTTATCCAATACATAAGTACTAATCCTGGCACAGTTAGCCGCTTGCGTCTTAGTCAGCCCTACCTTGCCCATGTCCCGTATCTGTAACGCTAACTGTTCATCCCTAACATGATTCGGTAAATGCGGCTTCGCCCTCAATACAGGTGGCAAAACCTCAATTTCAGGATTTTTTATATTTTCATCATCTGACATTGTAGAACTCCGTTTTAAACAAGTTTGGAAAATTTTAGCATGTATAGGGATATATACTTAACCGGTACCCGCTCTGTTTTCGAATTGTGTTTGGTTTTGGTTTTTCTGGCTAGTGTTTTCAAGTAGTTACACCAGGTTTAGACTTGGTTTCTATGTTAGTTAATTAGTATTCTAATACTAGTAACCATGCAACTATGCGATATCATTCAGCAATTTCATAAACTCGGAATCCGTGAGACCTGATAGCTCGTGCAAGGCGAGTATTTCAGCGATGCATAAGTGTCTGTTAGTACTCTCTCTATACTTCCAAGCTTTAAGACTGCATCCGAAGATATCTGCTATCTTACTTTGACTAAGTCCCATACTACGCCGTACGTATCTATATAGATTACCTTTAGGCCATGGCGATAGGTGCTTATACGATCCTACTCCCCATTTGTCTGCTACTTTCAGTCTAGTCACTTGCAAGGATGCCGAATTCATTTGCTACTTATCCCAACTATGCAAAATCTTGCGTAGTGCTATGCAAAATCTTGCGTAGTTGTATTTTACTTTCTTTTGTTGTTTTGTGCATCTTTTATATTGTACTATGAGTCATAGTACAGTACTATATAAGTATAGCTAGCAATTAAGCTAGCCACACTAGGGAGAATAATCATGATACGAACCTTGCAAACATTTAGCATTAAGCTTGATATCAATGGTTTCGATATAATCAAGACAAGCGGCGGCTATCAAGCTGACTATTGTGGCGTTGAGACAGGCGATATCTGGACACCGATTGTTTCTGCCGATACGTACGAGCAAGTAGCAGATTACATCAAGTCTATCAGCGAGGGTAAGTAATCATGCTTTATACATTAGCAATACAAAACAATAACGGATTTACCACTGGCGAGTATCGTGCAGATACAGCGCCGGCGGTAGGCGATACTGTAACTGTAAATTTACATGATCAAAACGGTCAATTTATTGCGGTAACTGGCGCAGTGGTTGAGATATTAGATATTAGAGAGTGCTAGCATGAAAGTTAAGATAATGATTCGTAAAACATTCCAGGGTGCTTATGAGTTATCAGCCATTATCGGTGAAGATTATATACGCAAACAGTATCTTGGCTACACTAAGCGGGAGGCCATTAAGCTGTTTAAGCAGTATCTAGCGACTTGTTAGTTAAATCGATAGCTGGTGCAATACCAGCTATCTCTTAACTAGCAATAACGCTAGCAACTAGGGGAATAATCATGAGTAGGACTATTAAAGTAGGCGACCAGGTATATTTTGGACTAGGTTGGGGCATTGTAACTGACCGTAGCAAGCCAACAGGGTTTAAGTATAAATATACGATTAGGCTTGAACAGCCTAACGAACGTGAGGTTGGTAAGCAAGGTAAAGAATACGAGACTTATTACTGCATTAAGGCGAATAAGAGCTCTAAAAACAAATAGATTGTTATGATTTACAGGCTATCCCAAGGGGTAGCCGATAAAACCGAGCTATCGCATATCTTGATAGGTACTGCTTACTACCAGCGGCTAAACAATATTTATTAGAGTTTGGAACAATGACCGATGCTGTAAAGTACCTGTTTCCCAAATCGGATAGGCTCAAACTTGCGGAGGTAATGGCATTGGAGATGATTGGAGAGTTTAAACTAGGAAACTACTAAGGAGGATAAATAAGATGGAAAAGAGGAAAACAAAAGCACAAGAAATAGCGGCAAAATTAAAAGCGATTGGTATTACCAATAAGCAGGTTAGTTGCCGAGGCGATTACAATTCGATCAATTGCCGAGTAAAGGATCTCAGCATTGATCTGGAAGTAGTTAAGCAAATTGCGTACGACTATCAGAAAATAGACCGTTGCGAATACTCAGGAGAAATACTAGCAGGGGGTAACCTCTACGTTTTTGTTGAGTACGATCACGACACTGAGCGGGAACATTCCAAAAGCGAGAAATTCCAGCAATTAAAAGAAGAGATTAAACAGAAATTGGATGCAATTAATGACAATTGCGCCGACATATACGGAGCAGTTGCCTATTATGCCCAAAATGGTGCCTTAGTACTATCATGGGAAAAGGCAAACGGCTCTAACGAATATGAAAGTATGCACAATCTCGAAAGCCTTACTTGGTCGGTATATGTCAAGTTGGCTAATGGTACGTTTAAGGAGGCTAAATAAGATGGAAAGCATTAGAGAACGGTTTGCCAGGCGCATGATGCTCTTGATCGGCGCTGGCATGACTATCGACGAAGCTTTGCGAGAGGTTGCCAGCGACGACATTTTTGGGGATTACGTTGATAGGTTAATCGATACAGTTAAGGATAATTCAATCAAAAAAGCGGCTGAGGAGGATTAGACAATGTATGAAATACAATTTGAGCACGAAAACGGCTCAATAAATTATGAAACAGTAAACAGTAAGAAGGCGGTTTTGTGGTGGGCGTATATGGCACCAACAGCGGCGATGTACGTTACGCAATCCAGGATTTTAGTTGGCTATAAAGTGAAAAACAGTGGAGAAATAACATGGTTAAATTAACATTAAGTCTATTGGTGTTGGTGCCGACTATAGCAGTCGGTCAAACTAACGACGAGATGATGGAAATCGTTGAGGGTTGGATAGCTGAGGATAGAGCAAAAGCGGCTAGTGCGCCGGTTGGGATACCTGTTCAGCCAGTGTTACCCGTTCCGTCGGATAACGGCGTGTGGGGTACTGGTTACAGCATTGTAACAACTACCAGGCCAGTTAGGAGCCTATTTGATAGGGATTTAACCGGCTCTGAGACTGTTCAAAGGGTTGTACCTAATGACGGGCTAGGCAGGCCAATGACGGGGCTTAGTGACTGGTAGGGGGTAAGCACAGAGTGGCAGGGTGAGAGACTGCCATTCGATGCTTAATCGCTAATGGTTAAGTTAACTAAGGAGAATAAAAATGAAAATACTAATTGCTGTTGTTGTGTTCTTGTCGGGCTGCACTGGCATTGAGATGGGCGGAAAGCTTTGGGTTACTCGTGTTGATGAGAAACAAGAGTCACAGAGAACTCATAATGTACCTTTGAAATGCTACCTTTGGGAAAATTGTAACGAAGTAACAGAGCTGGAGGCTAAGTAACATGCAAACGATTAAAAACCTATTGTTTACGTTGACTGGTGTTGCTGTAACCTTGCTGCATGTTGCTTTTTTCGTTGGTGTGGTGACGTGCTTTGTTGGGTTTAAAGTGTATGTGCTCGGAGATGATCCAGCGGCTATCACAGCACAGGTAAGAAGAAAATGAGGGAAGCGCTAATAATCTCCGGATTTTTAGTGCTCGGCTGGTGCGTTTTAGTGCCTGAAACTGCGGTTTACCACGGGAGTAGGGTACTAAAACGGCCAGTCGATGCTTCAAAACGAGTGCTGGAGGCTGAGGTCGAACGTGCCGCCGATGCTTACGGGCTACGGCGTAGCGTTTTAAAGGCTCTGGTGCGGGTTGAGAGCGCATATAATCCAAAAGCTATATCTAAGGTAGGGGCAAGGGGCATAGCTCAAATTATGCCGTTTAATGCCTCTAGGTGTGGCTTACCGGATGCTAGCAAACTTTGGGATGCGACGTTCAACGTAAGGTGTGGAGCGCAAATTCTAAGAGAAGAGCTGGATCAGCATGGCGACCTGCATAAGGCGCTAACGGTGTACAACTGCGGGCGTGTGCGGTGTGCTGAGGGGCAGAAGTATGCTTCTAAGGTAATCGCACTAGCTAGCGTGATAAGGTAGAAACTAAGGAGGTAAAATGAGGGTAATTGAAGTAATTTCCGATTCTGGAAGTTACATTTTGCAATATAAAGACCATTGGTTCGAGGTAATAAGGAAGTCAGAAGACGGCCAGCAATTCTTCTATCCGGTTTGCGGATGGGGAGAGCTGAGTCGAATGACTAACTTGGCTACTGAAACCTTAATGGATTTAGTAGATGAA